ATCAGAATTATACCACCGCATTGCATTATAATTTGCAGAAATTACGTTATTAATAGAACCAGTTAATTTATATGTTTTACCAGCTGCTAGAGTTATCCTACCAACAGATGCAACACCTGTAGAAGTAGTATAAGCGCTTGTTGTATCAAGACTAATATTTGAACCTCTAACGAAAGCTACACCATCAAATTTTATGTGATCTCCGACACTAACGTTTGTACTATAAGTTGCGTTATTAAAACCTTGTAAAATAGATTTTGCGACTCCTCCCGTATTATCTAATACAAACTGCTTTGTAGCGGCATCCTGATTATTAATAGGCGTAGGCAAGAAATTAATATAATTAGTACTATTCATATTCAAAGAGTTTAGCACCCCGATACTACTTGAATTATGAACAGATAGATTATTACCTTTTAATGTACCAGTAGTTGCATTAACATCTCCGCCAGTGGTTGTAAAACTATTGGTAGTAATATTGCTTGCTAAGTTAATTAAAGGATTCCCACTAACACCATCACTATTACTAATCGTTAAATTAGAACCTACTGTAATATTTCTGTTAACGTAAGTATTACTAGCTATTTTTGCAAAAAAACCATTATTTAAAGCAGAAAATCCTAATCCAGTAATTGAACTGTTTAATTGTCCAAGGTTAATTGCATCAGTATTAACAGTTCCATTAGCTAAGTCAGTTATTTTGTTTGAGTTTAACGATAAATTACCAGTTATTGATAAATTAGTTAGAAAAATATTTTTATAAAATACCAAACTATCGGTTAGTTCATCATACTTAAAAATGTTAGAGCTACTACCTCCAAACCTAGATGCACATTCTAAGTAAAAGTTACCAAAGACGGCCGAAGATGTAGTAAATTCATGTTTAAATCGAAAGCCGTTCAAATTTGAATTTACAAACGCAAGACCTGTATTTAAGTTAGTATTAACAAGAGGAATAAAGAGATTTTGCAATATTAAGTTAGCTTCATTATTAAGCTGATCGGCATTATATTTAAATGTCTGCTCATTACCTAAAATGTCTATTGTTGGATCAAGTGCTTTCAAAAATAACGGCATTATAATACCTCATTATTTAAAGCTTGCAGAAGAGCATAAATGTCATCGTCTACCTCTATATCATCTAGAGTTGCAAGAGGAAACCAGTTACTCCCATCACTAAATTCAGGTCTTCCTAAAGGCTTTTTCTTCATTATTATTTGCGCTCCTATAGAGAAGTATTAAATCTAAACATTCCTGCTGTTGGTGTTCCTGGTCTTTGCACAGTTGTACCAGTTGGAATTGTTACTGATGCAGTACCAGGCAAAACTGGATTAGTTGCAATACTGATTGTTGCAATTCCAGCTGTTACACTAACGTTAATTTGATTAGTTGTACCAAGTATTGAAGTAAAAGAGTTCTGATCAGTTTTTGCAAAAGTAAAACTATCAGTTCCGATTGTAGTAACTATTGAGGTTAACATCCACAGACTTGCACTTGAGGCAGTACCACTAATAACTGATACAGTACCACCTCTAACAGTTTGAGCTATTACATCATAATCAGTAGCACGAGTTAATATCCAGTTTGTACTTGCTGAGCCGATATTAGTTACAGTATATATTCCATTCTGTAAAGCCGTTGCCTGATCTTTAACTAAAACCCTGTTGCCAACTGCCAAAGTTACACCATCAAGAATTAAAGCTGCTTGTGTTCCTGAATTAGTCAAGGTTGCACCGACTCCACTTGTTCCGTTAGCATAAGTAGCCGTTAAATTAGCTGTTGTTGCTGCTAAACATGGTGATACAATCCTAATAGTGTTTAAAACCCAATTTTCAGATGCTAACGAAAACCAATTTGTTCCGTCGTGAAATTCCTGTTTACCAACAGGCAAAGGTAACTGTGCCATAATTTACTCGCAATGATATTAAAGTTCTGTATTATATCTTATCATACCTGTTTCTGAATTACTAGGTCTTTCTCCAATTGTACCAACAGGAATTTTTACTGCTCCAGTTCCTAAAAACCTAACATTTTTTTGAAAATCCGCCTCTTTTTCAAAATTAGTATATTCTTTTAGTACTACTTTTTTATAAAAATTAAAATTGTTATAATCGTATTCAAATATGGTTTCTTTACTATCCCATCCGTATTTGTTTGATGTCCACGTTCCAATAGTTCTTGTTACATCGTATAAGCCAAATCTTTTAGGGAATCTGTAATAATCATCGCTACTAGATTCATTGTGAAAATCAGGTATACTAAAAATAAAACCTTTATATTTAGCTGTTGGATTAGGAAAAGGCCATATATGATATTTATTTTGGTATCCAAAAAGTCCTATGTGAAGCGGTGCAATAGGAGAATCAGAGCCTATATGATCACCGCCACTATCCCAAGAAAATAAACGCAGGCCTCCTTCTGACTTATGATTGCTACTCCTACCGTCTGAATCAAACCATAATGTACTAAATCCTCTATCATCCGAACTATAACCAGATGGAAATCTAAACTCATAATCACCAACGGCATTATGTCCCTCATCGTTTAAATCTGCGCTAGTCCACTTGTTTTTTACATTTAATAGTTGCCCACGAATATAATCTCCATAAGCTTTACCTCCTACAGCTACACCTATAAAACCTAAAATAGTCCCAAGAGTACTTATAGCCTGCACCCCTGCTAAAGCTGCAATTTCTGCTTCTACTTCTGCTTCTAAAGCTGCAATTTCTGCTTCTACTTCTGCTTCTAAAGCAGCTATTGCTCCCTCTATCGCAGTATCAGAAGCTATTCTTTCTCCTGTTTCTTCTTCTAAATCAATTGGTCTTACATAATCATTAACAACAGGCACTTTACCACCAGAAGCTATACTTATTATGCCGTTTGCGAATGTTGCTATTTTAAGAATACCTGATCCAATAGTATTTAAAGCTTGGCTATTTGCTAAATTATTGTTTGGTGTGTTAAGAACATAGGTTGCATCAGTTGGAGCATAAGTTGGAATATCAACCTCAATAGGAATATTATTTGCTCCACCTTTCCAATATTTGCCTGTAGTTAAATTCGGCATGTTATCAGCTGGTAATCTTGCTACTCTTGAAAGTAGTTTTGCAACATCTTGTCCCTCTTGTATCAATTCTGGCCTAATAAGTGTAAGTTGCATGTTTGCTATGGGAGCAGCTACCTCTACATAATCTTTTCCAGCTATAGCAGTTGATAAAGTACCAGTAGCATTATTAACTGTATTTTTTAAAAGGCCTGTCTGTAAATTTCCAAGAGACTGCGCCTTAGTAAAAGTATAACTTGTTCCAAGACCATATAATTGCTTTAACGTTTCTGGAATAAGATACATTTTTGGGTTTTCCCAAGTAAATGTTACAGTAGAACTGCCAACAATAAAATTAGCATTGTCAAACCGCTTCATTATTTGCGCTGCTCTAACTTGCGTCATCGCTAAGGATGAAGAGATGTCAGTTCCTATTGGATTGCCAAATGTATCATATTTAGTTGCGTAAATCTGAGGTAAGAACGGCCCAGACATTACCCAATCAAAAGGGGATAAATAATCAAATGTAGGGTTTGGAATCCTAAAGTCTCCAGTAATTGGACTTATAGGGTTTGGAAATACCGCCTCTGCTAAAGGTGGTAAATTTATAATACCTATATGCAATTGCTCTACAGGTTGATTATCATAATCACCTATCCATATTCGGTTATGATCTAGTTTTTTTAATTCTTCAAAATTCCCTATTTTTCGTTTTAGATCAATTATATCTTGGCGTACGTCAATTAGAATAGGCGAGACAAAAGACCTCCCGTCTTTATCACCAAGTAAGGTATAACCTCTATCTATCGGTAATTTACCAGTTACAGGCGAGATAAAATTATATAAACGATCATACTTCATGCTGTTAAATGAGCTAATATACTTGAGATTTTATCACTTTCATTTGCATAATGAGTATCAATTAAATTAGCGAGCTGACTAAACCAAGCAGGCGTACTATTATCAAGTTCATTAGGAAAATCTGCTGGAAATTTAGGTTGAAACTTATAAAAATACACATCTTTAGCAAGTCTATTAGTCAAGTAATCAAGCGTATATCTACTCCACTCTTCCGCTCCAGTCATTGCAACGTTCATAATCCCAAACAATCTAACTGCTGCATGAGATATACCTGTCTCTGTTCCGCTGCCGTCAAAACTCATGTTTCCTATTCCAGTTCCAGCATCAACTATAACAATTCTAGTAGCATTAGGTTTTACACTTAAACCAACATTGATCGCCGCTAATATCGCATCATTAGCATAAACTCCACCATCACTATAAAAATGTCCATTAAAACCATGAGCAGGTAGATAAACAGGTGCAGCACTTGAAGCTCTACAAACATTAACTATACTTTCATTATTTCCAATAAAATATGCTGGGTCATTGAAATTAGAAAAAACAACATATCTGCTCATATCTTCCTCATAAGCAGGTATTACAATAGGAGTTTTGAGATTAGCTAAAGTATTCGTGCCAAAATTATCTACAAGAACTTGCTGTAATATATTACTTCCATAGTTTGAATCTTCATAAGCAGATTTATAGAAAGGGTCATCAGTAGCAATTAATCCTAATTTCTGTGCTATATTCGGCCTATTCGAATCTTCACTTGCATTATGACTACCAGATGCTACGTCTGCCGCTGTTCTGATAGTAAATATACGTTTTGCGTAAGTAGTAAAAAACCCTTCCATTTCATCTTGAGTTTTGCCAAAAGAATAACCAGAAGCAAGTATCGCACCAATAGATGTACCGCACATAACATCTGCATATTTCCAGAAATCAGCTTGTGGTATTCCCCACTGATGCAGGAACTTCTGCATAAAACGATTAGAACCATAACCTTTTGCTCCACCACCAGGAAAACTGAATATTCTGATTGTATTTGTATCCATGATTAAAAATACCTCGGCCTATCGTTATAACTATAGTGCATTTCAACTTGTCTTTTTGTCCTTGCTAGCGGTAAGCCGTCAAGCATGGCAAATTCTAGAGCATTCATTAAATGGTCTCGCCCTTTCATGATTTTACCTTTATCGTCTCTTGAATAACCCCGCCATTCTTCCATGAATTTGCGGCAAGTATTAAAAACCTTGAACCGCCCTGTTCTTATTCGCTCTAGCACATTATCTACAGCAAGCTCTTTGGCATATCTTCCTTTTTCCAGCTTAAGACCAGCTCTAGCATAATCATCAATTAATTTCTCGCCGTCTCTTTGAGAACCTTGATTAACTGCTGGATCGCAAACTCCTCTGATCCAGTCGCATCCCATAAGCTTTAAACTATAAGCATGTTGAGCGGCGGTTTTCTCGCTAACTGAATATTCTTTGTAGACGTAGAGAGTATCGTTATCTTTATCATGAGCAAGGAACACAACGGCGGTAGGAGCAAAAAAGCCAACGTCCATCCCGAATACGCAAGCAAAATGCACAGGAATCTCAAAAGGTTCAATTAAAAATTCACTTTCTTGTACTTGATAAACCAGACCAGAACCAACACTTGGTATTCCTTTTTCCCTAGCTTCTAATTCATAAGGCTTTAAAGTAGCTCTTAGCTGCTGCTTTGTTTCGTCTGATAAGTGCAAGTTATCGTCCCAAGTAGCTTGGATATAATATTTGCCGTTAATGGTTATTTCTGGGTCGCTACGGACTATCTCAAAATCTTCATTTTGCAAGTCTTCTACAGAGGTTATTTTTTCTAATTTTACTTTAGAGACTCTTTGCTCCAAAAAGTAAGACATCATCTCAGTATAGCCTTTTAAAGGCGTCATCGTAAGAATTAAACGCCCTTGTCCTACTCCGTCCACATCTGCAAGACGCATAGCGCATTCGGTATACACATCCTTAGGCGGTTCTTCGTCTAAATGGATAAGGTTACATCTTGCCCCTTGGAACTTCTCTCTTCCCTGCTTGTAAGATTTAAAGTAAAGACTGGAGAAACCACCGCTAGAGTGTTTTATATGCACATAATCAACAGCTCCGTTAACTCCTGAGAGCATTGCTTTCTTTAAGATTAAGCTAGAATGAATAAGTCCATCAGTAAAACCACCATCAGAAGAATAACCGCCAATCAATTTTAGCTGTAGGACGTTTCTGGTTATTTCGTAGTTTTCAGAAGCTACCCATGCAACAATAGGGTGATTAAACTTATATCCATCCCACCAATCAGGATAAACTCCCGTTAAGTGAATTGCGTCCTCAATACAACCGCAATAGGTTTTACCTGTTCTGTTACCTGCTAGGAATAGACGCTCAACAGCCTCTTCTCCCGCTTTATGAAAGCTTGCTTGTTTAGGGTTAGGAGTGTAAAAACGGAAATCTTTTTGACGTTTAGTTTTTACGTCTTCATCAGTGAATAGCGGTAGCATCTATAAAAATTGCAAGGTTCTTTAAGTGTTATTATATAGATATCGCTTGACTTAGGCAATTATATTTAGTATCTGTTATTTAACAATTGTTAGTAAGTTCTAGGTCTTGATGCACTTTTCCTAGAACTTATCTTTATATCCCTCAAAAAATAAATTAAAAAATGTTTGTATAAATTCGTATACATAACATTGGTTATTTAACCTCATTTTTATTATTAAATTCTATTCTAATGATTTTAGGTTCAATTAAATTGTGCTTTTTTATATACCTATTAATTGCTGTATGAGTACTCCCATATTTCCTAGCAATTGAGTATCTATGAACACCGCTACTTAATAAATGCTGTATTTCTTGTGAGTCAACTTGCTCTAATCCAGTATAAGTAAAATATTTATTACAACTCCTGCATTTATACTGTTGTTCAAAAGTAACATACCCATTCTTTACTATGTTAGTTTGTAAGCAATATTTACATTTCATTTAAGATTTAAATATATTTTTCACATGAGTTAAAAGGGGAATATCTTTTGAAAAAAGCAAATCATTTATTTGTGGAGTTTTTATCAATGTATTGATGT